AAGGAGAAAGCATAAGATGGCAGGAATTCAAGGCGGCAATAATGGCACCTTCTGGACTCAATCACCAGCAAAGGATCCAAAAAGAGCTTTTAGGTTTAAGGTTCAGTTTGGACAATCTGGGGTTTTGTGGTACGCAAAAACGGCAGCCAGGCCTCAACTTTCCTTTACCGAGGCTAGTCACAGCTATATGAATCACACCTACTATTGGCCAGGAAGGGCAGAATGGAGCGAGGTGGAAATTGTGTTTGTCGATCCAGTTGAGCCAGATCTGAGTGGAGATCTTATTGAAGCTCTTACCAATTCAGGATACAGGATCCCTGCCGGCACTACCGAGACCGAATTTACTTCTCCTTCAAAGGCGTCAGCTACTCAGTCTCTAGGCGCCTCAGCCGATTCGAATGATGTTCAAATATCTATGATCGATGAAGACGGGCTTGAGTTAGAACAATGGACGCTTAAGCATGCTTGGATTAAGTCAGTTGCGTTTAGCGCTCTAGACTACTCCAGTGACGAAATGGCAGATGTAACTGTTGTTTTCCGTTATGATTGGGCCCAGTTTGAGAGCCTCCGCAATGGAGCGGCAACCAAAGGACCCCTCTTCGGCGTCGGTGGTTGATAGGGGGCGGCCATGACTACTGGCTTTTGGACGAGTGACAACAAGTACGATATTGCGCTACAATATCGGTTTAAGGTGTATATTGGGAGTGATTTCCTCTGGTATGCCAAGTCCTGTGACAAGCCAAAGATAAATATCCAAACTCTTGCCAAGGGAGAATATTACCTTGGAGATACGGTTGATGATGTCCGGCCGGCAGAGAGGATAGATTTTCAACAAATCCAGATGGTAATGATCGATCCCGTTGAGCCGCATGTTACTGATAGCATATTGAAGCGATTGGGCGAAGGAGGATGCTTTCCATCGATTTCCGGCCAGAAGCTTAAGGGCGCCTTCGGAGAGGTTGTTATAGCACAGGTCGACCATGAAGGAAACGATGTGGAGAGGTGGACGCTCAAGGAGGCATTCCCTACATCGATTGATTTCGGCGCCTTTGATTATTCCAGCGAGAATCCCGTGGAAATAACAATTATTTGGGACTATAGGGCATTCACTGTTGAGACGCTTGGCGCCGACGGCAAGAAGAGAATCGATGTTACCCTGCCGGCACCTCCAGAAGAATCACTAGAAACAATCGCGAAACTCGATGGGACATTCACTTTATAAATAAAACTTGACAGAATGCTCGGAGAGTGTTATAATAAAATATGAGAGGTTAGTATGAGAGACAATAGCAAGCGCGTATCGGCAGCAGCAGATCCCGCGCCTACAACACAGACGGCTGAGGCGTTTAGCTTCGCCACGCCAACAGAGATAGTGGAATTACCATCTAAAGGGAGGTTCTATCCCCCCGATCATCCACTACATAACGAAGAAACAATCGAAATTAAGTATATGACGGCAAAAGAGGAAGACATTCTTACCTCGCCGGCCCTTCTTAAAAAAGGAGTGGCTTTAGATAGGCTCATCCAAAATGTGATTTCGGACAAAAATATCAGCGTCGACACCCTGCTTTCAGGAGACAAGTCGGCTATTATGGTTGCTTCTAGAATTAATGGTTTCGGTGCTGAATATAAGACAAAAGTTTTGTGTCCGTCTTGTTCCACTGATAGCGAAGCAGCTTTTGACTTATCCGAGGTGGAGGCGTATCATGGAGATGACTATGGAGATTATGATGTTACTTTGACTGAAAATGGAACATTTATAATTAAGACTCCAGTAACAAAGCTCGATGTGGAAGTTAGGCTGCTTAATTCCAAAGATGAGTCATATCTAGTAAAAAGGCAAACCGCAAAAAAGAAGAGTGACTTAGATACTTCTTTGTCAGACATGATTCGTATGATTCTTGTTTCAATCAACGGCCAAAGCGGTCCTGATTTCTTTAGACAGTTCATCGAACACCTTCCAGCCGCTGACTCAAGATATATTAGAGCAGCCTATTCTAGGCTCGTGCCAGCCCCAGATATGAGACAGAACTTCGTGTGCCCAAGCTGTAGCCACGAAGAGGAGGTTGAGATCCCGATGTCGGTCGGGTTTTTTTGGGTTAGACAATAATTACATCGCTAGTGTCTACGAAGAATTCTTTCTCCTGAAGTATCACGGCAATTGGTCGTTCCTAGAAGCATATAATCTCCCGATAACAATCCGGCGCTGGTTCCTTGAGAGGCTCATTAGGCAGCATAGCGACGAGAAAGAGCAGGCCGAAGAAGCAAGAAAGAGCGCAAAACCTACTGGTCGTCGTTAAGGAGTTGGGGTCTTTTTGCGTTAGAAAACTATTTATACCTAGGAGAACTTATTATGGCATATGATTTTGTTATAACCGAAGGCGATATAGATAAGGCATTTGATTTATTGCTGGAAGAAGATGGCGCTTTTTCCTGGGAAGACGACCCAGAAGAAGACTTTTCGGACGACGAGGATACGGAAGAGTATGAAATTCCCGAACCCGAAGCTGGAGAAGAAGAAACTGAAGTAGACCAGCCCTCCGATGATCGTGGCGCTGTTACTGTTGCGGGCGGATGGGGATACAAAGGAAAGCTCAAGAAGACAGAAGGCGAATCATATCTGCTTAAACAACTCAGGCCATCAGAAGGTATTTTCGGGATGATCAAGAAAGCGGCAAAGGCTGCCATGGCGACCGCTGTTGCCGGTGTCTTGACTTATGCCATAAAGAAGGGCATGGAAAAGGGAGGGATTTTAGATCGTATAAAAGAGGAAAATCCGGATATGGATATTGATATTTCTGAAATTACGAAACATCTTGAAGTCGGGGATGCGGAGGCATTGACCTCTTTAAAAAAATCTTTTGATCAAAAGATTGAGAAAATTAAAGGTCTTATTGGGAGTGGAGAATTTAGCGAAGACGACTTTATAGAAATATATGAAGAATATAAGGAAGAGACATATGATAAGCTTATGAAGAGAGTCACAGACAAGTTCAAGAAAATGTTGCCAGATGACATTTTAGATTCACTAAAAGATTTCGAACTGCCTGGTTTCACCGACGCGACAGATATAAAGGAATCTTTGCGCAACCTCAATGAAGAAAAACTCGTTCCAATAGTGATAAATTTTAATGAAATTCGCTCAAATCAACTTGATGAAAGCTGGCTTGTTATGTTCGGCGGCTGGGTCGAGTGGCTGCTTGGCAGGATGTTTGGCACGGGAAAGATTCCTGGCAAGGTGGTGGGAACAAAAAGAGAAATTGAATCATTTGCGACAGCCATGGGCAGCGAAAAAAGATATATTGAGACAGCCAAAAGATATGGACTGGATCATCCAACGACATACAAGAGCAAATCAAAGCTCAATACAGCTACGAAGGGCTTTGAGAAAGAAACTGGCATTAAGTGGCCATTTGAATAGGAGGAATAGATAATTCATGGGGGAACTCACACCAGAACAAATGAAGGAATATGCCAAAGAGCGCGCTCGACTTGATGCCGAAGAAAAGCTCGACGATAATGCCAAACTCGCCCGCGATCAGGAAAAGCTAGACAAGCAAAAAGAAATCCTCAAAGCGATGGAGAGGATCACGGATATGCGCCTTAAGGATCAGGGCGCTATGGAGAAAGCAATCGATATCAGGCGAGAAGAGATTCGTCTGGAAGAAGAAGCTTTAAGGCTCTCAGGAGAGCTTGAAGATGCTGATCGTAAAAGGTTCTTGTTGGAACAACAGGGTCTTGATGCTAGATTAGAGGGCATGCAAAAGGCAGAGGCCGCCGCTAAACGCTGGCTGGGTATCACCGAGAAGTCTGGCGATATGTTCAGAAATGTGGAAGAGAGAACTGCTGGGTGGATGACCCAAATGAAAAGCCTGCTCAATCCGATGAACATGGCAGGCGCCCTCGTCGAGAAGATGTATGAATCAACACTGGCCCTCGCCGTAGCGCAAGATAAGTCAATTGTTGCCTTCCGCAAGGCGACAGGCGCAATTGGAAACTATGGTCAAGTTATTGTAGATGTCGAGCGCTCCATGTATAATGCTGGCGTCACGACTGACGAAGCCGGCGCCGCGATGACATCGCTCTTTAACAACATGAGCGATTTTTCGATGATGGGACAGGAAACACAGAAGACGCTCACCCAAAATGTGGCCATGTTGTCAGAATTGGGCGTTAACGCTGAAACTACTTCAAAAAATATGCAATTTATGCAAAAAGTTATGGGCGCCAACGCTGACGAATCAGCAAGAATGTCAAGGGAGCTATATACATTTGCTCAAGATCTTGGTGTGTCGGCAGACAAGATGGCTAGTGATTTTCAGGCTATGGGCCCGATGATTGCTTCTTTGGGTGACAAGGGCGTTGATGCTTTTCGCGCCTTAGAGGTTCAAGCCAAAAACACAGGCATGGAGGTTGATTCGCTTCTTAAGATCGCTGAGGGGTTCGATACATTTAGTTCAGC